GATCGACCCGCAGGTGATGGCGGCGACCACCGACCTGATGGGGGCGTTCAGCGAAGATTTGGACTTCGGTGCGGCCGCTGATGTACGGTATGTAGACCTACTCGGTGCAAATGGTAGTTCCCTCAGTGCGCTTGCCGGCTATGTAGAAATTGACAGGCGTATGTATCGGATCATGACGATCACGATACCCATCATAATCAACGACGCATTCACACAGGTGGCGTTATGGCTAAGGCATCCGGCCTCGGAGACAACTTCTATATCGGTGGCTACGACCTCAGCGGTGACGTCGCCTCCGTCGACAAGATCAGTGGTCCGCTCGCGCTGCTCGAGGCGACCACAGTCAAGCAATCCGCTGAGTCCCGGCTGCCCGGGCTCCGTGACGGATCGATGCAGTTTACCACCCTATTCGAGAACACGGGGACAACCGCGACCCCTGCCGTTCCGGCAACGACGGTCGCTCAGGCGAATACCAACGCCTGGGCCGTGTTCGTGACGATCACCGGCGGCACGCTCACCTCCGTCAAGATCAACGGAACCCAGGTTGGCACGACAGCCGGAACGTACGTCCTCCTGGCCGGCCAGAACATCTCGATCACGTATACCGTTGCACCGACCTGGAACTGGGTTGGTGTCCTGGCCGAGCACAACGCGCTCGCTACCCTCCCCCGAACCGACACGATCGCCACTTACTTTCGCGGAACGGCCGTCGGCAACGCAGCTGCCAGTTGTCTCGGTGTCCAGCTGAACTACGATGGGACACGCGACAACACCGGGCAGCTGACCCTTCAGGCGCAGGTGGAATCGGATAAGTTCGGGCTTGAGTGGGGGACCCAGCTGACCCCTGGACTCCGAGCGGACACTGCCGCTACCACCGGGACGAGCCGGGACGACGGCGCGCTGAGTACCTTTGGGGCGCAGGCGTACGTTCAGCTCACCGCGCTGGTCGGTACCAACGTCGACATCAAGATCGAGCACTCGGTCGACAACACCACATTCACTACCCTAATCGACTTCGGCAGCATGACTACGCCGAACCAGTCGGCGCGCGGATTCGTGAGCAACACGACCACGGTCAATCGTTACCTCCGGGTGACGACGACGGGCACCTTCACCTACGCCCAGTTCGGTGTCCAGATCACGCGCAACGCGGTTGCGGGGCAGGTGTTCTAACGTGCATATGGTTCAGGTTCCCTTCGGGAGAGCGACGGTCAGCCGTCTGGCCCCGGATCTTGGTCCCGAGCACTACAAGACGTACACGATGGCCGCCCCGCTCGCGAGCCACTGGCGACGGGCGACGTGCGAGGAGTACGAGTGCGATGGATTCCTGAACGGGTTCGTCCTCACAGTAGATGTTAGTTCCGATCTCGGCAGGAAGCAGTACCACTTCGTCACGCACGACAAGGAACGCCGCTACAGTATGCAGCGGGTCAGTCAGCACCTTATCAAGTTCGTGTACGGGCCGGGGAATCAGTGCTTTAAGCGAGGCGATCACCGGGTGCCGCTGGACCGTCCTCCATTCTACCTCGTCTCCGGCGGGGACTGGCGCGGTAATCCGCGCGGAACCAAGCGAACAATCCACCGCCGACCAGAGGACTGGGTGGACGACTTCGCCAACCACCAAATCGGAATATCAGATGCAATCAAGAGAGGGTGAGTTATGGCAAAGACTAGCGGTCTTGGCAGCGTTGTCAAGGTGGCCGACGCCAGCAGCTCGGTCCAGGACATCTCGAACGACGTGACCAACTACTCGTTCACTACGCCGCGCAACACGCAGGACACGACCGGCGTCGACAAGTTCGCCAACGAGCGGCTCCTCCTGCTCGCGGACTTCACGGTCACGCTCAACGGGGTGTTCAACACGGCGGCGAACAAGTCGCACGCGGTACTCAGTACCATCCCGTCGACCTCGGTCCAGCGAAGCGTGGAGCTCGACCCGCTCGGTGCTGCGACCGGTGCGCCCGTGCTGGCGGCCAACTGTCTGCTCACCGACTACCAGATCACCCGCTCGAACACGGGTGAGCTAACCTGGCAAACCCCCGGTTCGCTCGCGGACGGCAACGTCCCGACCTGGACGACTCACGCCTAAGAGGGAGCGGACATGAGGAAGCGGATCGTCATAACGGCAGCGTCTGCGATAGCAATACTGTCCGTCGGTATCGGCGGCGGAGCAGCGCTTGGAGCTAGCTCTTCGATCCCTGACTCGTCCGGGACCATCCACGGATGTTACAGGTCTATGACAGGGGCGCTGAGGGTGATTGACACCGGGGCCGGAGGGTCTTGCCTCGGTGATGAGACATCGGTTAAATGGAGTCAGACCGGACCGGCGGGACCGAGCACAGCGGGGTCTTCTGGCCTAGATACAACGACCGTGTCTAATTCGGGCACCGAGGGGTTGGGGCGTTCTGATGTATATTGTCCGTCGGATCACCCTTACGTTCTTGGTGGCGGCGGTTATCCACTGAATAGCGGTGTAGTAGACACCAACGCTTCCCTCGTCTTGGATGCGCCGGACTACAACACCTCGCCGCAAGGATGGGCAGTGGAGGTTAATGTCTCCACCGACCATGTCAGGGCCTACGCAATCTGTTCAAAGTAATCCAACTAACTGTAACGGAGGCTACAGTGGGATTCACTCCAGAACCAACCATCCTCAAGCTGGTGTTCGCCGATGACACACCGTTGCATGGTCTGGTCGTCAGGGCCAAGCCATGCACGGTTGGCGAGTGGAACGAGCTTCTCGAGAGAAGTGGAACTCCAACGTCGGGCAGGGATACGGTGGAGGCGAACAACTGGGTCGCCGAACTGTTCCTCCAACACGTTGTCAGCTGGGATCTAGAGATCCCGGCCGGGAGCCCGGTTCCGCTGACGCTTGAAGGCTGGAACAAGGTCGACAACAGCCATGCAAACATGATCATCGGGGCGTGGCAGGTCGCCATGATCTCTGTCCCAAAAACCTCGAAGAGCGAATCACCCGATGGAGAGATTTCGGAGGAGCAACAACTCGGTCTGGCGAACTTGTCGGAAAGCCTGCCGAATTGGGTGCCGCCGAGCTAGTTGTCGGTCTCTGCGAGCGGTTCGGGAAACTGCCGCGTGATGGTGGCATCCTTGACCAGCCCGTAACATTTCTCAAGATGCTAAGAATAGTGAGTCTTGCCAGGGAGGAGGATCATGGCTAACGAGGTCGAGATCCGTATCACAGCGACCGACCTGTCAGGACCTGCATTCAATAGCGCGATGGCGCGTCTGGCGGCTCTGAAGGCAGCAGCTGATGCTGTCGCTCAGAACCGCCAGATGACCTTTGATATCGGCGATGCGCTGCTGAAGATCCAGGCACTCAAGGAGGCAGCGAAGGGGGTCAATTTCGGCAAGATCAATATGTCCGACCTGAATACCTCGCTGATGGCGCTTCGGTCGAAGCTTCAGTCCATCGGTATTGCCGACATCGCTGACATTGATGTTCAGCCCGGACGCCTAATGACCCAGCTTCAGCTGATCAAGCGGCTGACTCAGCAATCGGGCATCTCTGACGTTCTCGACTTCAACCTAACGCCAGCTAGCTTGAACTCTCAGCTGGACAGGCTCGGTAATATCCAGTACAGCATCCCTGTCAAGTATGACCTGTCCAAGATGCCCGACTTGGGGAACATCGGAAGACAGCAGTACGATATCCCGATCAAGTTTGATTATGGCCGCGTTGTCGGACCAACGATGCCGGTGCTCAAGGTTCCGGTCAACCTGGACGTCAAGGAATTCACTCGGGCCGGCCAGACGATGCCGGTGCTTGACATACCGGCGAAGATCGACCTGGGGGCCATCCCCAAACTCGGGCCGACCAATGATGTCCTGAACATCCCGGTCAACTTTGACTTCAAGAACATCCCGACGACCGGCGATGTTGGTGTTCTCAATGCCGTCACCGCGAGCGAACGGAGCCTCACCGCTGCGACTCAGAGTTTCGGTAGTGCACTGTCGGAAACCGACAAGGAATTCAGTCCATTCCTCCAGGGCATCCTCAAGCTGGCGAGCGATTCCCAATCCGGATCCCGGTACATGTCAATGCTCGGCATGTCCTTCTCGGAAATTGCCACATATGCTACTGCGCTCGCTAGCGCCCTAACAACCCATGCGATCCCCGGACTTCG